AGAAAAAGCAAAAGAGTATATGAGAACTGTTCTCTTGAATGGTGATCACGTAACTCTTGCTGTAAAAGGTGGAGGCTGCTCTGGGTTTCAATATGTTTGGGGTCTTAAAAACGATCATCCAGACGTTGAATGGTCTACTCCTATTGAAGGCGTACTAGTGCTAGACCCACTTGCAGAAATGTATGTTTTAGGAAGCGAGATAGATTATGTCACTGAATTAGGTGGCTCGTATCTTGCAGTTAAAAATCCCACCAGTACGAATAGTTGTGGTTGTGGTGAAAGTTTTGGAGTTTAATTATAAAAATGTGTAAAAACAGTCCGGCAATAAAGTCTTGTTTATTAGGTATATTTTTTATCTCAAGTGTTACAGTTAGCGGCTGTTTACCTGTTACCCTTGGTGGTATAGGTGCAAGTTCATATCAACAACACATGATAAGAACCAAGATTAAAAATATGGAAGATGCTGTTATAAAACTGAAAAATACAACTATTAAACAACAAAAACTAATTAATGAATCTACTAAGTCTACTAAAACAAAGTTAATTCAAAAAAATAAACTAGGCAAAATTAATCCATCTATATACGGCCCATATAGTGACGATATTACATATGGTGGCGATATTAGATATAGAAACGGCCGATATCATTACAAGGGAAAATTAAAACAATGATTGATGATGAAGAAGAAAAATTGTTAGAATTATATGACAAGTTATTTGATATAAATATAAAATTATCAGAAGATTACACACCTATAGCAGTGGCAGGGGTATTACTTGCACAAGCCATGAGATTGTATAGAACATTATTAGAGGATGAAGATTTTACCTCTATGGTAGAGATGATTGGTGAGACATCCAAGGATGTTAGGCCCTATGATCTGGATGAATTAGATGATCTGGATGAATTAGATGATCTAGAGACAAATACAACCATACACTAAGATACAAAATTGAGTAATGGGTATTGACAATTAAACTGAATCCTGTTATTATATTAATATAATATAGAGAGGATTTTGATGGCAACAAAATATAAATTTGTGTCCCGTGAAGGTGACAAGTGGGCATCCATACTTATTTACGAAGGTAAGTATGAAGGAATCATATATCAATATGGTAAGGTATCTATACCAAAAAAAGAGAATGAAGCGGGCAAAATGCCTCTCTCTTTTAAATATAACATTATTGATTATAACGGCCACACAGAAGAATCCTTAAAAGAAACAGAAGAATTTACCAATACAATTGGTGATATACTTGTATCAATTCTAGACGAACAGCTGGAGACAAATAACCTTGAATATGCAGATGCAGACGATTGAACGAACAACACTAACTCAACTTGTAACAAATGAAAAATATGCAAGGAAAGTTCTTCCATTTATTAAAGGTGATTATTTTTCAGATAGAACAGAAAGAACTATATTTGAAGAGATCACAAAGTTTGTAGATAAGTACAATAAGATACCAACACAAACATCACTAGAAATAGAAGTTCAGAGTCGTAAAGACTTGAATGAAAATGACTATAAAAAGGTTGTAGAGGTCATTAAGACATTGAAGTCTACTGATGTAGATTTTGATTGGCTAGTAGATACAACAGAGAAATTTTGTAAAGATAAGGCGATATATAATGCAATTGTTGAAGGTATTTCCATCATTGATGGAAAAGATAAAAATAGAGGTCCAGATGCAATCCCAAACATTCTCACGAATGCCTTGGCTGTGGGTTTTGATAATAGCGTGGGCCATGATTATTTGCTGGATGCAGACTCCAGATTTGAATATTATCATACAGTAGAAAAGAAGATACCTTTTGATCTGGACTTCTTCAATCGTATCACGAATGGTGGATTACCACCCAAGACACTCAACATATGCTTGGCTGGTACTGGTGTAGGTAAATCGCTGTTTATGTGTCACATGGCAGCCAATTGCTTGTCTCAGGGTAAGAATGTGTTGTATATCACACTAGAGATGGCAGAAGAGCGTATTGCAGAACGTATAGATGCAAACCTAATGAATATCTCTATGGAAGATTTGCACAATCTGCCTAAACAGATGTTTGAAAGTAAGATAGAGAAGATTATCAAAAATACTACTGGAACTCTTATTGTGAAGGAATATCCGACTGCTGCAGCACATGCATCACACTTTAGGGGTCTTATTAAGGAGCTTGCAATTAAGAAGAGTTTTAAACCAGATATCATCTTCATAGATTATCTAAATATCTGTGGTTCATCACGCTTTAAAGGAGCAACTAATGTCAACTCTTATATGTACATTAAATCGATTGCAGAAGAACTTAGGGGATTGGCGGTTGAAACAAACGTACCGATTATGTCAGCAACACAGACCAATCGATCAGGATTTGTTAGTACAGACATTGGCCTGGAAGATACGTCAGAAAGTTTTGGTTTACCAGCTACTGCTGATTTCATGTTTGCACTTATTTCTAATGAAGAACTTGATGAACTTAACCAGATTGCAGTTAAACAATTAAAGAATCGGTATAATGACCCAGTGGCAAACAAGAGATTTGTAATCGGTATTGATAGGGCCAAGATGAAACTTTTCGATGTAAAACTAGAAGAGCAGAAAAGTTTGGTAGATAGTAACCAGACAGTTGAAAAGGATGATTTTGCCTTGCCAGTATTTGATAACACAGAAATTGGTGAAGGGTGGAAAGTGTGATATGACAATAATTGATGATCGAAAGTATCCCAACCTCTATACCAGCTGCGACAATAAAAAATATAAAATAATTATCGCATTGATTTTGGTAGAGATATTTCTTCATATGTTAGAAATTATTATCGACATTAATCAATATATCTCTTGACAATTAGTACTCTATCTGTTATAGTATTATTATGAACTTTTATACAAACGTCCTTCAATGGGGTAATCAACTTTTTGTTCGTGCTGTCATTAATAATGAGAGACACAACTTTAAAGTAAAATACCGTCCAACACTATTTTCTCCTGTAACTAAACATACAGGATATAAGACACTAGATGGTGTTTCCGTATTACCTACTGAATTTGATTCTATCAAAGAGGCAAAAGAATGGGTTGACAGTCACAAGAGCCAACCTGAGCTGGTATATGGTAATACACAGTTTTCCTATAACTATATTGCAGACAGCTACAAAGGCCGTATTGATTGGGATTTATCTAAAATCCTAATAGTGACTATCGATATTGAGGTACAATGTGAAAATGGATTCCCTTCAGCTAAACTTGCAGAAGAAGAAATGTTGTCCATCACAATTAAGAATCACCAGAACAAAAAGATTGTTGTGTTTGGTATCGGTAAGTTTGAAACAGATCGTGATGATGTAACGTATGTTGAATGTGAGAGTGAAACACATCTATTCAATGAGTTTCTTATATTCTGGGAGAAGCATCAGCCAGATATTATAACTGGTTGGAATACAGAGTTCTTTGATATTCCTTATATCTGTAATCGTATTATTCAGTTGTTTGGTGAGAATGAACTTAAAAGACTATCGCCATGGGGTGGTGTGCAGTCCAGAGAAGTTTACAAGATGGGTCGTAAACATCAGACATATAACATACAGGGTGTGGCTGCACTAGATTATTTTGATTTATATCGCAAGTTTACATATTCTGCACAAGAATCCTATCGACTAGATCACATTGCGAAGGTTGAATTGGGAGAAAGTAAAGCTGGTAATCCCTATGACACATTTCGTGAATGGTATCAGAAAGATTTTCAGTCGTTTATTGAATACAATATACAAGACGTTGAGATTGTGGATCGTCTAGAAGACAAGATGAAACTGATTGAATTGTGTCTTACTATGGCGTATGAGGGTAAAGTTAATTATATAGATGTTCTGGGCTCTGTTCGATATTGGGATGTTATCATATATAATTATCTAAGAGAAAGAAACATAGTTATACCGCAAAAGACATCTTCTGAAAAGGCAGAGCAGTTTGAGGGTGCATATGTAAAAGACCCCCAAGTAGGTATGCATAAATGGGTGATGTCATTTGATTTAAACTCGCTGTATCCACATTTAATCATGCAGTATAACATATCACCAGAGACAATAGTTTCAAGTGAAAAGAAAGAAGGTCTTGTAGATAAAATACTAGATGGTAAGGTAAAGAATAATACTGAGTATTGTATGACCCCTAATGGTGCTTTCTTTAGAAAAGACAAAAGGGGATTTCTTCCTGAGTTAATGGAGAACATGTATAATGATCGTGTCAAATATAAAAAACTTATGCTACAGGCTCAACAAAAGTATGAGGACACTAAGGATAAGTCTCTTCTCAAAGATATCTCACGTTACAACAACATTCAGATGGCAAAAAAGATATCCCTTAATAGTGCGTATGGTGCTATTGGGAATAATTGGTTTCGCTATTTCAATATTATGGTTGCTACAGCAATTACATCTAGCGGTCAGTTATCTATACGATGGATTGAAAAGAGTCTTAATATATATCTCAACAAATTGTTGGACACGAATGGTAAGGATTATGTCATTGCTTCAGATACGGACTCTGTGTATATCACTTTTGACTCTCTTGTTAATAAGGTGTTTGATGATGGAAGTGAAACTGAAAAAGTGGTCAATTTCTTGGACAAAGTGGCCAATACTAAGTTGGAACCATTTATTAACAAAAGTTACTCAGAACTTGCTAAACTTGTTGGAGCATATGAGCAAAAGATGATCATGTCCCGTGAAGTGATCGCTGACAAGGGTATATGGACCGCTAAGAAGAGGTATATACTTAACGTACACGATAGTGAGGGTGTGAGATATAAAGAGCCAAAACTCAAGATCATGGGAATCGAAGCGGTCAAATCAAGTACGCCTGCACCATGCCGAGAGAAGATCAAAGAGGCACTCAAGATCATAATAAACGGTGATGAGAAAATGCTAAATACCTTTATACAGGAGTTTAGAAAAGAGTTTATGACGTTAACACCAGAAGAGATTGCATTTCCACGTAGCTGTAATGGTGTGCAGAAATTCTCTGGAGAGTCTAGTTTATTTGGTAAGGGTGCGCCTATACATGTCAAGGGTGCAATATTGTATAATCACCTGATTAAGAAGAACAAGTTGGGGAATAAATTTCCTC